CAGGGTTCCAAGATCCTGTGTGTAATTCTTGAACCAGCACTGGGAGTGGTTAATCCCAACAAATGTGCGGTTGGAAAAACCATTCTTCTGGGTAAAACCTACATTAACCACAGATCGGACACTTCTCTTCTGTTCCTTCCATGCCTTGGGTAGATACTCGTAAATGTAGGGTTGCTGCACCTGGATGGAAGAGTCATTGCTGCTGTGACAACACCAAACCTTGTATTGAGGCTTGTTCACCATGGCTCTCACCACCCTCGAGGCTACATACCTACTCTTGCCACCCCTGTTGCCACCAAAGATGTAGATAATGTCCACATCCGGGTCATCAATCACCTCGTCCACTTCTTTCCAGTGAGCAAACACCCCTTTAGGGTTCCATGGCGGTTTGGTAGGGATATTCTCAGTGTTGTGATGGTCACACCCATATTGGTATGGGTCCAACTTCTCCAACTGGATCAGTTCCTCCCTCTTTTGATAATAATCTGCCAACACACCAGCTTGAACCATCTTCTCTGCCTCTTCCCTTGTAGGGATTGACAAAACAGGGTGTGGTGTCCATCTCAGCTCACTCATATCACCACCTATAAGGACTCCGAGGTGTCCCTGAACAAATCAACCGACCACTGCCCTGCTCAACCCTCACAGGTATCTCCAAACCCATCCCAAAAAGGCTGCTGTCCCTCACCGATACCAAACCGAGATCCGTTTCAACCAGGGTATGGTTCATCGGCTTACCGATAACCTTGCCAAGCTTAGGTTCCCTCCCGGCCTTCCATCTCAGGTCAGCATTCTCCAGCATGCTCCTCTTGCCTGCCTTCCTCTTCCTGACCTTCTTCCCATCCTTCTCTATCCAACCATTGCTTTTCTTTGTCATTCAAATTCCTCCCATTCATTGCTCAGTTCGTCACTCCACACTTCCTCTACCTGCCATTCCCTGACCTGTAAAACCACAATTTCCCTCTGGTGAGAACAATCCTCCCAACCAGTCCAAGCTATCCACCATGCCACTCCTGTGACCAGGAACAGGGTGGCTAACACCTTATGTAACCAATCCAATGTCATTCCTTAAATATCTCCTCACAGAAAATTGATTCTGGTAGCCTTGCTCCCTTGCTCAGGTTGCATGTTGGACATGCCACCACCAGGTTCCAGGCTGCATCTGGCCCACCAGCCACTATCGGCACATGATGATCCCAATGAAACCCACCATCACAATCCACCCCACAATAAAAACACACCTGCCCCACACCAGGCACCGTCATCACCTCCCTATGCTCCACCACACCATCCACCACCTTGGCCTTCCTCCTCCGCTGCCTCCTGGCCTTCACCTTCTCCGGGTTCCTTTCCTTCCACCTCCGGTTCAACTCCGCATGCTTCTCCTTGTTGGCCTCCCTCCACTTCCGACACTTCTCCCTGTTCCTGCCACTCTCAACCAACACCCTACTTGCCCGCCTGGATTGCTCCTTGGCCTTCTCCGGGTATCTGGTTCTCCACCTCCTCTTATTGGCCACCGACTTGCACACAGGGCCACAATACAGCTTATTAGGCCTGCCGGTCACTTCCTGCCCGCAGTTGTGGCATGGTCGGGGTGTCATCTCTCCGGGTTACACCTGTCACACAACAAGACCGGCTTCCCGGACCTAAAACCAAGACTCTGAACCCAATCATTGGGTAAATCCACAGGCCCATTTATGTCAGGCAATTCTGACCACGCATTGCCAAACACCTCCTGCTTGCCACACTTGTCGCACGTAAACCTTGACTCTACTCTGACTTCTATCATTCCTTGTCCTTTCTTTACTGACAACCTACATGCTCCATTTCCTCATCACACGGGTTGCGAGGCACACTGGCCACCCACTCCAACCCGTCATATACCGCAGGGAAATACACCCTGTCCATCGTCCACAACGTAAAAGGTGCCCCTTCTGAACCGCCATACCCAGAATCAAACTGCCTGTCCAGCTCGCCTTCACTGCAAGCAACACCAACCACGTCTCCCCACGCTTCCCCTCTCTCCTCCATCTCAACCGTTATTAGTTCTCTCCATGTATTCATTGCCTATCCTTTCCATGCCCTATAGGTAGCCCAACCGTCGTGTAGTGATCCTCCTTGCTGCCGCCACCACACAACCTCCAAAAAGCGTCCAGGCTCCTCTGTGCAGCCTCCTCTTCAGTCAATAGTGGGTCCGTAGCAATAATCCTGTTCCACACCTGCTCCACCTCTCTCTTGGTCATAATGCCCCTATAGGGCGAATATTCATCTGTCAACGTGTTGTTTGTCTTCATTTCTCATCCTTTCCTTGCCCAACAGGGGCTCTTTTGTCATTTTGGTTGGCAGGGTGGACCCGCAAAGCATTGACCATGTTTTGGTTCAGCTTGACCCCCTCCCCCCATCCTTGCCCTGTTTCTTCGCACAATATTAATTATGTTTAGTGATAGGCTTACCTAACTTTTATCCTCTACTGGTTCAACATCAATGACATCTGCCTTCTTGGGTAGTTGGGAGAGCAGGTTCTGTACTGCTTCATGGGTCAAATCCACCTTCTCATGCCTCACTACCTGGCTTGGAAGGCCCATCTGCTGGATGACCTTGTCAACTAGGATCGCCGCAGTGACGGGCAGCTTATCAGGGCTGATCCCATCATTGAGCAGGGCTTGTTTGAGTTTGGCTACTGCTATGTTCCTTGCTGAGACAAGCTCCTGGGTGACATTGGCTTGATGTACCGAGTCCAGTCCTTCCTTCTTAATGATCCCATTAATGGTTTGCTCGGTGGATTGGAAGATTCTGGCTATGGTGTCTTGGGCCAGCCCTTCCTGGATGGCTCGAGTGATGGCCTGGTATCTTTCTGGGTCATGTTTCTTTAACTGGGACCCGTCAAAGTTCTTGATACCGGAGCTGGGCAATCTTTGATTGAACTGGGTTAGGGATTTGGCTGGCATGTGTTGTGGAGTTGTACCAATTAAGGGGATTCTTGGAGAATGGTATGGGAATGAATGGGTGGGGAAAAGGTTGGTCTGGTATTTGCCAACCTCCCACGCCGAGCGTACACAGTTTTCAGGTTAATTGCAATAGTTAATGTTAGTCACCTCACATGTCATACACTATCCCGCCGTCAGTGAGCCAGGCGTCTTTGACTCCTTGCACTCCGTCTTCCTGGAGTCGGGCGAATAGGGCCATGGCGTGGACTGACACGCTCTTGAAGGCAGTTTGGGCTATGCGGTAGTCATTGAACACCTCTCCGTCCTTGGACACGGTCCACGGGCCTCTGAGGGGTTGGTCCATGACCCATTGTCCATCTCCCTTGTATCTGAAGATGGCAATGATCTCGGTGTTGGCTTCGGGGTGGTGCCAGGTTGCCTGGACGTATTGGTCCCCTATCTCGAGGAGTGATTTGGGTGTTGTTTTGTCTTCCATGTGTTTATCTTCTTCTTTTCTTGGGTTTAGTTCTGTTTGTGCCTCGTTTGGGCCACATCTTATTGGCTAGTGTTCTGAAGGCCTCATCGTCCTGCCATTGCAGGTAGTGGTCTTTCTTCCAGTTGGGGGGAGTGCTGTTAATGCTCATATTAATATCTGCTGAACCTGCCTGCTCTGCGCTTGGACAGTGATCTTTTCTTGAAGTCTTGGATGGCTTGCTCGTAGGTCCTGGGCATGTCACTGGTGGGTGTGGGTGTGGGTTTGGCTTGGTCTTCGTTGGACCAGGCTAGACCGTCACCGCCGCATTCCGGGCAGTAGTCCATGTCTGGTGATGTTCCTGTGCCGTTACAGGCTGGGCATAGTGGTTTCATGTTGCTTGTCTTTTGGTGTGGGTTGAATGGGTTGACCCATTTATGACCGTAGGGGTCACCACCTCTGGATGCCCAGAAATAGTCACACCCTTTGATGATCTCCTCGGCTAGTTCAGCGTGGGATAGTTGGTCGGCAGGTTTGGTCATTCTGGGTTGGCTTGATCTATGAGCTGGTTTATTTCTGCATACATGGTGTCCAGCTCGGGTAGGTCTGTGCCGTGTTTGATGTGCTGTCTAATGTCGTCTCTCAAGCCAACCAGGAAGCAGAACATATCAATGCCGTGCAGTGCTATGAGGTGGTCTGCCCTGTCTTCTGGCAGGTTGAATTCCAGTATAGCTTTCATTGTTTCCATGTGCCGTCTTTGATGGCCTTCTTTCTGACCACGCTGTAAGCGTTCAGGCATTCCCTGCAATGGTATTGTCTGCCGTCTGGTGCCAGCTTGTTGCGTGCAAAGTCATCCTCTGGCTTTATCTGACCGCACCCTCCGCAGTGTTTGTGTTTCATGCTTTCCCCTCCTCGATTTCTTTGGCGAGTTCTCTGGCAATGTCCACGAACGCACTGTCGAAAGACAGACCTTCTTCGGCGCACTCGCTTGCCCGTCTCTCAACCTCCTCCATGAACTGCTCCAAGTGGACGTATGGTCCGTGCCGAAAAGCCTGAGACTGGACTCCAGCCCCAAGAGAAAGGACGTTGACTGTTTTTTGTTCACTCATTCTCCCATCTCATGTCTGAGTTTTTCAGTGTATGCAATCAGCTCCCCAAAACTGTCAGAGAAACGGGAATCCATTTTCATGATCAGCTCGCAAACCTCTGCATCATTTCTCCAGCCCGTGACCTCATCCACCAACCTTAGCAGCTCCATCACCTCGGAGCGGCGTGGGATGGAGTTCCATTTGTGGCCGTGTGTATCGTTGTTTGGACCCATGATTTGGCATGACAAATCGCTACACGCAATAACGCTGTTATTGCCAATGTATCCATGCACGGCTCCCCCACCACAATCCGGACACGGCTTCAGCTGCTCCTTATAAAACTCCGGTGGCAAATCGCACGATGGCGGGCGGTTTGTGGTCATCATTCCACCACCTCCTTGCAGACTCGGACCTTGCGGCAGGTGTAGCCGTTTTGAAAAACTGGGCTCTCATTATACTCCGTTGCCAGCTTGATGCATTGACGTTGCACCCCTATGCCAACAGATATTCCATCCGTTGTGACAACAGACCAGACATCCCGCCCCTCATCATACGCCTTCGCCTTGGCTCGCAACTCCAACAGCTCCTCGGCGGGAGGGATTGGGATCCATTGGCCACCAGTTTTTTTCAGCCCATAATGCATGTCGCATCCAACGAAATAGACGTCCATGCACCTGTTAATTTGAGCTATTTCCCACTCACCCCCGTCTGACTCGCGCCAGTAATATGGGCCTGGCTTTGTCGGTAGTTGATTAGCCTCCATACAAACCTTCCCCCTTCCTGTGCGTTCCGAGGGTTGAAGGTGCAACATACGCCGACGGTGGGAACTTCGCCACACCCGCACCCACACACTCAGCCACCTCACCGGGCAAGTATTTGTTCAGTGTCACCCCGCACACTTCGTTCAGAGGCAGTGGCTGTCGTCCATCATGTGTATTTGACTTGTGAACCTGCACCTGCACGTAGCGGTTCAACCCACCATGGAGATACGGACCCTGCAACCAGCCATACAGGTTCAAGCCCCGCATGTGGATGTTGTTTCCAGCCGCGAAGATCGCAGTCTGTGGTCGCTGCGCGTTGTGCGGTCCCTCCATCTGCAGGTCCAGAAACCTAGGATCTGCCAGATACACATTGGCCATGGGTGCCTGCTTGATGATGTCCGTCTTGATAGGGGGACCGTGCTTAATGCCTACCTGCGCCCCTTGATGCTGCTGGATGTTGCAGTCCCTGATCCAAAACCGATCCTGATTGTCTGCCAAGTAAATCGGCAAGACACCGTTGTGCGCCACGATCAGACAGTTCTCAATGCTCTGTTCAAACGGTCTGACCCGGAATGTATCCGAAACGTCTGTAGTTGGCTCAACATACAGGCCAATTGGAGCATCAGTTTTGAGCCCGTATGGGGTGCCTGAGTCATTGGTCCAGTTGTCATGCAAGGTTGGGCCAACATTGCCATGGAACCTCAGTGTGCTGCCCCACCTGGATGGAGACCAGAGTCGGAACCTGCCTGGCAGTCTCTTGGTGGAATGGAAATTATAGACTGGAGCGGTGGCTACAATGGTGATGACAGGCATGGAAACCGTGCCATACCAACCTCTGCCTGATGGGCTGTCACCCTGCCTAGCCTGCCAGTATTGTTCGCCTGCGTGGTAAAACTCCTCTTGGACCGCTTGGCCTTTCCTAATGATCTCATCCCATGACCCATCCGGGTCAGTTGGGTTAAGTTCATAGTGGCAGGGTGGCAACCAGCTCTTGTTTAGCTTGGCGGCCTCCAGCAGGACTTGCAAGGATGACACATCCCGTGTCAGTTTGCCAACAGTGGCTGCCAGAGATATGAGCTGGTTGGAATTGTCAACCGTTTCAATCTGGTCAACCTCTGTTTCCAGTGTTTCCACTTTTTGTTCCAAGGTTTCTACAAGCTCAGCCAGGAACTTGTTGGATAGCTCGGTGTTAGTCACCGACTCGCACAGTTTGTGTGCTTCTTGTAGGATGTCTTTTAGCATAGCTTGATGTAGTGTGTTAGTGATAGTGGGCAACGAAGGAATGTGCATTCCCTGCCCTGTTTTTTGTCGTATGATGTGAAAGTAGTCCACCGGGGCTTTGCCTCCCATGGGATGAAGAGTGCGGATGTCTTGTGTTTGTTGACAATCCAGTAGCCAGCGGGTGGGTTGTTCAGTTGGCGTTTGATCTTGTATTCCTCGTCCACGATGATCTGGTCAAATGGGAAGTCGTCCTTGGAGGTGAATTCGTAGCTGGTCTCCTTGACCTGATGCGGCTTGGCTACCATGAGGTCCCCTTGATCTTGGAAAGCATACCGATCCTCCCATGTCGGTGTCACCCGGTGGGCAGGGAGTGTGACGTCCCTGCCCTTGACTTGAAGGAATGCTGCCACTGCAAGGACTGCTCCTCGACTGGTGTCCAGATCCTTGCAAAACTGTGCGTGTGATTTCATGTGGGTGGCTTATTTCCAGTATTCATGCCAGGTGTTAGTCACCCGGTCAAGTAGTTTTTCAATATTTTCTTCCACCAGATATTTGTCTGCCTTGACCAGGTCAACACTGGTCTCTGAGCTATGGGTGTCACCGGAATTGTCGGTGCTTGGGCGGGATATTTTCCACACCTGGCCGCCTTGCTCCTGGAGGTGTTCTGCCTCGTAAGGGAACCGGACATCGTCAACTACGAGCATGTTGTAGCCAGCCTGCTGGTATGACTGCCATGTCTCAATGAGGCGGTTGAGCCAGACATCATCACCTCTCAGTTCTTTCATGGCTGTTCCTACCGCTTGCAGGACCGGTCTCAGGACTGCCTTGTTTTCCTCGGTGACTGGACCAAATATCTTGGCTGTCTCAGCCTTGAGTGGGTCAGCAAAACCGATCCTGATGGGTGTCAGCCCCATTTCTTTGGCCAGTTCAATAAGGCGTGTTGCCACTGTGGTTTTCCCTGCCCGTTTACGCCCGGCCAGGCCGATAATGATTGATGTTTTCTTTGCCATAATCAGTTCAATTCAAGGTTTTCTGTTTCTTCGTCGGCGGTGTATTCAATGTCCAGTTCTGCCAGGCCGGGGAGTGCAACCATGAGTGAGCCCAAGTCGCTTGGGTTGGTTATCTCAAACACAATTTCGTGGTCAGCTTCTTCGGTGCTGGTTAGCAGGATGATCTTCATTAAAACAATGGGTTGTCGGTTTCTTCTTCGTTGCGGTTGTCAATTGGGGTAAACCTGCCAATTGACTTCTCCCAAGTCATGCTGACCTTGCCTGTTCTGCCGTGTCGGTTTTTCCTCACCAGCAGGGTAGTCTCCCCATTGTCTTCGTCCGGGTTGTCATGCAGGAACATGACCACGTCAGAGTCCTGCTCAATACTGCCCGACTCTCTGAGGTCTGATAGCCTGGGTTGCCCTTCAAGCCGCCCCTCAATGGACCTGTTCATTTGCGCCAAGACCAAGCCGGGGACTCCTGTTTCCATGAATGTTTTCTTTAGTTCCCGTGACACCACTGAAACCTCCTGCACCCTGCTTTCCTGCCGGGTGCCTGAAGGGATGAGTTGGAGGTAGTCAATCACAAAGAGCTGTGTGCCCTGCTCCTTGACAGACCGCCTGGCCTGGGACCGAATGTCGTGAACCGACACATCGGTGACATCATTGATGTGGATTGGCAGGGAGAAAAAGAGCTTGGCAGCATCCCTGATCTTTTCCATGTTGCCATACCCGTTTTCAAAGAACTCGTTTACATCCTCCCCGGATAGCCATGAGACGGCTTTTGCTGCTATTTGGCTGTAGGGCATCTCATAAGACCAGAAACGCACGCACAGGCCATTCTGGGCCGCTTGAAGGGCAATCTGGAGGGCCATGCTGGTCTTGCCCCTGCCTGGTCGAGCTGCCAAGGTGTTAAATGAGGCTGGTTTGAAACCTCTGAGCATGGCGTCAACCGCTCCCATCCCGGTTCTGACTCCCTTGTTTGGCAGGCCTCCATGCTTGGCTGCCTCTGACAGTTGGTCAATGAAGTCCGACTTGGCCTTTTTTTGATCCACGTCCTTGTAGGTGTTCCCTGAGTGACAGAGATCAAAGAAGCTGGATTCAGCTTGGGCCACGATCTGATCGGTTTTGACATCTGGGTTGGAACACATGCCAAGCACATCGTGAACCTTTAAGAAGACTGCCCTGCGGGTGGCCAAGTCTTGGAGGGTTTCAAACCAGTAACTGAGATGTGAAGCAGTAGACCCTTTGTCTTCTGCATCGTTGAGCCACAGACCAAGCCCACCGGTTTCTTGCATGACCGTGACTGTGTCTACAGGCTTACCCACTGAATGAAGCTTGGAAATGGCATTCCACGCCTTCTGACCAGACTCGGTCCAGAAGTGGGTCGAGGTCACACCAAGGTCAACAGCTTCAGGAGTAGCCCCAAGGAGACAGGAACCAATGAAGGCTTGCTCAATCTTGTCGGAATATGGGATGTGGGGGATGTCTGTCATCTCGTCACCCTCCTTGCTCGACCTGCTTCCCAGATACAACCAACCAAGGAATCATAATCTTGTTGAGAACAGTGTAGAGGTTTTCCCGTTATGGATGTTCCCTGTCCTTCCCCTGTACTGGTAATATTAATACCAGTACAGTTACCGTCTCTAGGTAGAGACACGTTTTTGGGTTTCGTGTCTTTAGGTAGAGACACGTTCTTGATAACTTTAATCATAAATTGTCCTTCTGTTTGGGGTATGTAGCAGGTGGATTTGCCTGCTTTGTGCTTGCGTAGCCAGCCATGTTCTTCCAAGCGGTTCAGGGCTGCCCACAGCTTGTTGATGCCTATGCCGAGTCGTTTTGCCATCTTCCTCTTGTCGTCAAAGCAGGTGGTTCTCATCCAGCAATAGAGATAGGCATCCCTCTCGGCAGGAGAGAACCCTTGATCATAGATCCATTCTGGTATCTTGGGGATCATTGCTTCAGGTCAAACCGGTATTTGGCTGCTTCTTTTGCTGCTCGGCGGTATTCCATGGCTGTGCAATCAAAAAGAGAGTAAAACGACCATTTTTCACCAAAATGGTAATCGCGGTAGCGCTTCATAGTGTGCAGTGATGCTTCATGCTTTCCTGAGTAGAAGTCATGAACCCACACCACTGGGTAAATATATGATTCAAGCTGAAGACCTTCCCAGAACTTGGTTTTTTTATTGAAATACTCACTCAAAAACGTGTTTGTCGGTGGGGATGGTTTGCATTCCGCAACAATTAGCAGGTCCTGCCCGCTTGCCGGGGCCTCCATCTCCCACACAAAGTCTGGCAATAGATAGGGGTCAGCTTCGGGTGACATGTATGAAGGCTCATAGGTGATACTCACATCCAGCAGGTTGGTCAGTGTTCTAGCAAATTTGGCCTCAGTTTTACTGCGGAACACAACTCCAGAATACTCGGTTGGTCTCGGTTGGTAATTTTGATTACTCATCTCTTCAGCACTTTCTTCTTGATTGTCTCGCTCAATTCTTGCCCTGCCTTCCCGCACCCTCTCAGGCCAACCAGCATGGATTTGGCGATGCCTTGTGTGACCTTCCCTTGGTCCAGCATGGACTGGCAGTAGGCTACGTATTCCGGTTGATCTTCTGGGGTGTAATGGATGCCTCGAGGGCTTGCTGGTGGCAAAGGTGGGTGACCATCGGGCCACCACACCTTCTGCACCATGAATCTGTTCATGACCAACTTGAGATAGCCGGGAAGTTGGTCCCTGCCAGATTCCGACAGGACGATCTTCCTCACAGCTTCACACCTCCAAAGAGGCTCAGTTCAACAGGGCCACTGGGGGTGTAGCTTGGCCAGGCATCAAGCTCCTGACATGCCAGCAGACGCTTATCAGCCTCTTGCAGTTCCTTCATGGCATACGCCATATCGGACTGGCTGAAGGTGTATTCTGCTGCCTTGTATGGGGCTTCCTTCTCCACCACTGCCCATACCCACTTGATCACCTTGATGCCGTGCTTTGCCAGCATGCGGGTGTAGTTGGCCTGTTGCCAGTGGTAGTGGAAGGCTCGGCTGGATGAGGCGAACTTCCTCGGGTGCGCTCCACCCGCTGCGGTTGTCTTGATGTCAATGACGGTGACCGCCCCGTTGACTGGCTTGGTCATAAGATCCACCCGGCACTTGGTGTCATTCTTGCCGATCATGCCTTGGCAGAACACTGACACTTCCGTGTTGTATTCCTGCCGGGTGGCATCGGTCACAGACTTGAGGGCATGGTAGGAGTCATACATGGCTCGGATCTGTTTAAGGTCTCCCGGTTT